TCGTCTGCTATCCCCCCTACAGTAACCCTTGTATCATAAGGCAAAGAACCTAGTTCTGTATCTTTTACATTAGTAAACCAACTACCTATTCTATCTAAAACACCATCAGTTGTAGATTTTTCTCCTGTTAATATTGCAGGTAAATCTAACTGTATGTCCGACTCTTTAAGAAGTAGACTATTACCAAAGTCATTAGCAGCAGTTATTGTACTCATTGCGTTAGGGTCTTTAGGTGTAAAAAAATCTGTTATTTTAGAAAAAAAACCTTCATTTTGAGTACTGGCAATCCAGTCTACACCAAACATAGAATCAGGAGTAGCTGTAGATAATTCTATATTATTTATTTGAGTTATAATATCTTCAGTAGCAACTTGAGCTATAGCAGCATCTAAAGTATAATCGCCCATTTGTAAATTTTCAGATTTCCATCCTAAAGCATCTACTCTATCTGAAAAACTTTTGTCTAAGTAATATCTTTCTTTAGCAGTTTTTAAATTATCAATTATTGTATAGTCTGCAGGTTTGAGAGCTGTATAGTTATCAAAATTATCTAAAGACCAAAAATCAGAATAGTCAGCATATACTTCAGGTTTTTTAGTTAAATCCACAGCAGTAGAAACATCTGTATATGTATCAAATACATTTAAAGCTGAAATAAGTGCAGGATCAGTATAAGCAGGATCACCTTCAGAAGGACCTGAACCTATACCACTTGCTAAAGATTCTGCTAAAGAAGTATCAGCATCTGTCATATCTCCAGAACTTGCACCTAACCTATCCATTAAAGAAGAGCTTACTCTAGGGCTTACATAATCTTCTGGGGGTTTGTAACCTAAAGGATCAGCATCTACATCTGTTTTGCCTAACGGAAATGTTTCTTCTAATGTAGGTAAAGGGTTTCTTGCAGCAAAGGCTTCGCCACTTTCTCCTGGAGCAGGGTTTACAGAATAGAAACCTTCTTCGGTATCTACTGGAGTTTCTATTTCGTCTTGTATTACTCCTGTATCAGGTAAAGTTATTATGCCTTCACTATCTGGTGTTAGACCACCTTCTTGCATATTTATAAAACCCCCAGAAGATTTACCATAATATAAAGGAAATTGTTCTTGCTCCCATTTATCTCTTTCAAATTGTTTGCCTTCTTCAGTTTTACCTTTCCAATGACTATTTAACCAACTTTCTAAATAACTATCTGTTCCATTAGATACTTTTTCCATAGACCATCCTCTATCATACACTTTATGTGCTAACATGGCTAAATTTTGAAATTCTTCATCTTCTTGTGCTAAATCTATATCAGGATTATTTCTTAATCTTTTTGCTTTGTTATAGTATAATTCTCTTTCTTCTTCTGTAAATTCCATAGGCGAAAGGTAATTAGGTAACTTATAATTATCCATTAAATTTAGTATACGCTGCATAGCAGTCTGAGCACCTCCGTCTTTACCTGTATTAAATTGATAAAGACCTCTACCTGGTCCTCCTAAACCATCATCAGTTTCTTCGTATGCTTGAGGGTTGTTATTTGATTCTCTTAAGGCTATGGTATTAAATGAATCTTCTATTACTTCCCTACGTATAGTAGGCATAGCATTAAATATTTTATCTATCGTAGAGTTACTTTTCATCTTTTTTTTAGGTGTTCTATTTTTAATTGGGGGCTCATAGTTAAATTTAGGACCTAGCTTTTTACCTAATTCTGTTCTTGTATCATAGCCTATGACATTCCCATCATCATCATAATAAGGTGGAAAATCTTCTTCACGAACAAAACCTTCTCTAGGAATACCAATTACTTCTCTAAGATCACCTACTGTCTTCACGTTTAGACTCCGCCCTCACCCTGTCCTGTAATTGGAGTAACATTCCCAGTAAAGCCGCCTTCCCCTGGAGTTGGCGTAGTTCCTGTTCCGATTGTGCCACCACCAACGCCTGTTGGATCAGTTGGGTTTGCTCCTGCAGGAACTCCTTCAGGGGCTCCCATGTTTGGTTGTTGTTCACCAGAGGCAGCAGCCTCTTCGCCAGTTGCTTGTCCATTTAAACCTCTTAAAATTTCAGCAAATATTTGTGCTTCGTTAACATCATTAACTAACTCATCAGGTTCCATATCCTGAGCTATTGCTAGTTCCTTAATCAACGTAGGTAATTTTACAAAAGGAGCAAGCATAGGATTAG